AATATTACTATGACCACATTTGTAGGATTTAACACAATCAACCAGCCAAAGAAGTTTACACTAGTAGACTTTGAATTGATCAAACGTGACCTGTTGAATGCATTTAACATACAGCAAGGGCAACTGGTTGGACGGCCTGGCTACGGCACAGTGATCTGGAGTTATCTGTTTGAAAATCAAACACAAGATACTGAACGAGCAATCCTGGCAGAAATACAACGTGTGGCCGGGCTAGATCCAAGAATCTATATTGAATCTGCCGAACTATTCCCACAAGACAACGGCATACTGATACAGATTGCACTGACCACAGTGCCAGGACAAACAACACAGTTCTTATCATTGTTTTTTGATCAGCAAAATCAAACTGCGGGCTACGTGTAAACATAAACTGGGTGGTTTATATTCGCGATAAATAATCTACAAGATGGATTATTATGGCAAAAACTACTAGACAAACTGCGGTATTTGGTGTTGAGGATTGGAAAAGAATCTATCAAACCTACCAAGAAGCCAACTTCCAAAGTTATGACTTTGAAACTCTTCGCAAGAGTTTTGTTGACTACATACGACTGTACTATCCAGAAACATTCAACGATTACATTGAGTCAAGTGAATTTATTGCCTTATTAGATGTGATGGCGTTTATGGGTCAAGCACTGGCCTTCCGTACTGATCTCAACACACGTGAAAATTATTTAGACACTGCCGAACGTCGTGACAGTGTGGTTAAACTTGCCAACTTGGTCAGCTACACACCCAAGCGTAACACAGAAGCATCGGGATACCTTAAAGTATTTTCAATTCAAACCACAGAAAACATTGTGGACTACAACGGCATTAACCTGAGCAACATCACTGTTAACTGGGCCGACCCAACTAACTTTGACTGGCAAGAACAATTCACTGCTATCTTAAATGCCGCATTAGTCAACACACAGCGCACTGGCCGTCCTGGCAACAGAACTACCATTAACGGAATTCGTACAGACGAATACACAATCAACTTGTTGCCAGGCTTCTTGCCGGTGATCCCTTACAGTTCTGTTGTGGATGGTGTCAACATGCCATTTGAAGCAGTCAGTGCCACAGCCAGCGGCCGCGGCTATGTATACGAACCTAGTCCACGTCCTAACGGGCAATTTAATGTGTTGTTCCGTAATGACCAACTGGGATTTGCTTCTGCCAACACCGGATTTTTCTTCTTGTTCAAACAAGGTGTGCTACAAAACCAAGATTTTAATCTGCCAGAACGAATTTCTAACCGTGCAGTCAATATCAATATCGAAGGCGTCAACAACACTGACCGTTGGTTATATCAATTAGACAACGTTGGCAACATAAGTCGTGAGTGGGAGTTTGTTGAAAGTGTGTACACTGCCGCAGCCGAACAACTCACAACGCTACGATCAATATACTCAGTTACCAGCAGAGCCAATGATCAAATTACCATGAACTTTGGTGATGGTGTATTCTCAGAAATTCCTGTTGGCACTTTCCGTGCTTATGTTCGTGCATCAAACGGATTGCAGTACATTATCAATCCTGAAGAGATGCAAAATGTTTTATTAAGCATCAGTTATGTCAGCCGTACTGGACAACTGGAAACGCTCACAATGACATGTGGTATCACTGAGCCAGTGAGCAATGCTCTTGCTCGTGAAACCATTGATGATATCAAGCAACGTGCACCAGCTCGGTACTACACACAGAACCGTATGGTCAACGGCGAGGACTACAACAACTTTCCGTTCACTCAGTACAATTCAATTATTAAATCTAAAGCACTGAACCGTGCGTCAATTGGCACAAGTCGATACCTTGACCTAGTTGACAACACTGGAAAATATTCAAGTACCAACACATTCTCCAGTGATGGTGCCTTGTATGAATACAATACATTGCCTACGTTTCTATTCACGTGGCTGACAACCAATGAAATTGGTGATGTTCTCACCAATCAAGTTGAAGTCAACTTGGCCAACAGTCCTGCTAAACAATTTTACTACGCTAATTTCCCTCGCCTGTCGTTGTTGCCACTGGCAGTGACCTGGAACGAAAGCACAACTCTGGCCAATGAAACAACAGGTTATTTTAAAAATTCTGCAGGAAATCCTGTACCAGTTGGACAATACGCCAGCAATAACATGCAATATGTTCAAACTGGCAGTTTGATTAAGTTTGTTCCTCCTTCGGGCTATTACTTTGATGCCAATAATACATTAGTGTTGGGCACACCGACTCGAGCAGATGAAAAGTTAATAATCTGGGCGTCAGCACAGGCCATCTACAACGACGGAACAAATCAAGGTCTTGGCAATTTTAGCAACGGAGTTGGACCTGTGGTGCTTAATAATTTTGTGCCCACTGGCGCAGTATGCAGTCAAGTTATTCCATTGTTTGTCACAGACCTAGGAACAGATGTGCGTAACAGTGCTGCCGCACAGATTGAATTGTATCGTAACTTTGGACTGGGTTATAATAATCTAACTAAAACCTGGTATTTAATAACTGCAAATAATCTTGCTATCGATGCTACCTGGAGCCAAACATACGAAGGTGACACCACTGGCGCAAACTTAGATGCCAGCTGGTTCTTGCAGTTTATAACCGACGGCGAATCGTACACAGTTACAAGCCGTGCGCTGAACTATTATTTTGGCAGTGTGCTACAGACACGCTTCTTTTTCTACGGTGACGAACAAATTTATGATAGTCGTACCGGAACCACCATCCGTGACTTTGTCAAAGTGTTAAAAACCAACAGCAGACCAGACTCAAATTTACCGCTTGAAAGCGACGTTTCCATGCGGATCATTGACCAACCAGTGCAGCCAGACGGCTATGTTGATGACTATCAAGTGCTGGTTTCCTGGCAAGACAACGATGCCGACGGCGTCCCAGATGATCCAGACTTCTTTGACACAATTGTTGCACCCACTGTGAACCCCACAACTAAAAATGTGTTCTTTCAACAAATTGTTGACTTTGACAATCTACAACGGTACGTATTGGTAGAACCCGGAGTTATAAATTCTCAGTATGCCACCCAGAGTGACATCGAAGTGGTAAAATCACAGTACATAGTTGGACAAGTGTTCTATGCATACGGTGTTTACGATACCACAACACTGTCATACACAACATCGCCAGCATTTTATATCCTGTCGTTGACCGCCACCGGCACCACTGAACTGGTAACAACACGTGATTACATAACTCGCGTTGGCAGACAAGACCTGTTTTTCCAATACAGACACAACAGTTCGTTGACCAATCGTATTGATCCAGGATCAACCAACATTATCGATGTCTATGTGGTCACGCAGGCATACTACACAGCATATAGAAACTACATTGTAGACTCAACAGGAACAGTTCCAGAGCCAGACCCCCCATCTTTAGATACACTAACTACTGAGTATGCAGGACTACAAGACTATAAAATGATTTCAGACAACATGATCATTAACTCAGTTGACTTTAAACCATTGTTTGGCCTCAAGGCCGCACCAGAACTACGTGCAACTATCAAAGTGATTCGTGCCAGTGGATCCACAGCATCAGTCAGCGAAATAAAGAGTTTGGTGGTGTCCTTCATTAACAGTTATTTTGCAATTGAAAATTGGAATTTCGGCGATACATTCTACTTCTCTGAACTATCTGGATACCTGCATCAAAACATTGGCGATGTGGTAAGTTCAGTTGTGTTGGTTCCAATAAGCCCACAAAAGAGTTTTGGTGACTTGTACGAAATACGGTCAGCACCTAATCAAATTTTTGTTAACGCAGCCACAGTGGCAGACATTCAGGTAATAGAAGCATTGACCAGCACAAATCTTAGAACTGCCCCTGGCAGCGGAGTAATTTAATGGCCACAGTGAGAACAGTAGATTTTCTACCAGAAATATTCCAAACCTCCACAAACAAGCAATTTTTAGCTGCCACCCTGGACCAGTTGGTTCAAGAACCGCAGTTTAAAAAGACACAAGGCTATGTTGGACGACGTGTAGGCCCAGGTGTAAATGCCGACGACAAATATGTCGTAGAACCCACTGAATCTCGCGCAGACTATCAATTAGAACCAGGCGTTGTATTCAGAAAAACTGATTCCACAGTGATCAAAGACGCAGTCACCTATCCAGGCATTACCGATGCGCTGGGCACACAAGGTGCGTTTGTTGATCAAAGCCAAAGACTCTATACCAGTGAATACTATACCTGGGATCCGCAGATTAACTGGGACAAGTTTGTAAACTACAGCCAATACTATTGGCTACCAGGTGGTCCGTTGTCAGTTGATGTGGGTGGTACAGCAGTTCCATTGACTGCAGATTATACTGTCACAAGAGAAAATGGTGTATACACATTTTCAAACTATACCGGCAGCAATCCTACAATTACACTGTTGCGCAACGGCAACTACACATTCACTGTGGCACAGAATGCAACAGAAACAGTAAACTATCGGGTAACAGCGGCCACAACATCAGCATACATTATTGATTACTTGCCAAATCCATCACTGACACTGGTGCGTGGCAACACCTATGTGTTCAATTTAAATCTTGGTGTAGTATCACCATTTTGGATTAAAACAACTCCGTCGCAAGGCCGCATTGATCAATACAACACTGGTGTAAGTCGCAACGGTGCAAACACTGGCAACATTACATTTACCGTTCCACAAGACGCACCCGACACCTTGTACTACGCAAGTGAAACGCAGTTTAACATGCAAGGCGTGCTGACAATTATTGACGGAACTCCGGGCACAGGTCCTGGCTTCTGGATTCAGACTGATCCTGGTGTTGACGGTGTACTGCCCTATGCACCTAACATTTCTAGTAGAGATGTGTTGGGTGTAACCAACAACGGTGAAGATCTTGGAACAGTGACATTCAGCGTTCCTGCTGCCACTGCACAGAGTTTTTACTATGGATTAACTAGTATTG